TACCAACAACATTATAAGCGATCCAAAGTTTTTCTCTTGTATCACTTTCTTTTGCACCAGTTTTTTCAAGTAGTGCTTCAGAATAAATTTTTTTAAGAGATTCAATTGACTCTTGAAAAAGTTTATTCTCCAATATCTGTTTGGCTTGATGGGATCGGCTGACCTCCCCTGATCTCATCGCCTGGTCTTTGGTTTCCATTTAATCCTTGTACCTGTTGGCTGAACATATTAGCAGATTTTTGTGCCTGTTCAAGTATCTTGCTTTCACCAGCTAACATAATTTTATCTAAGTCTGCATCAGCTTTTATTTTTGCTGTGTCTAACTGTGTATTATATTTCAATGCCATATCTTTTATCTTAGCTTCAAAGTCTAATGCCATTTCTTGTGCTTTTTGTTGTAGCTCTTGATATTGTAATTCAAGATCAGCAATTTTTCTCTTATTCTCAGCATCTATTCTAGTAAATTCAATTTTTTCAATTGGTGTTAATGGTGGTGGTTGAGGTGGAGGCATCATTTGTTTACCTAAATCAGGATCTACAAAATAACTTTCAACATTTTTTAAACCTGCATTTTCAATAATTTTACTCAAAGTATTATACATATTTTTTAATGTAACCATTGGCATTTCTTTACCACCTTGAATTTGAAATGCTTGTATTTGTCTTTCAAGGATTGAGTTTAAAATTACTAATTGTTGTTCTTTTGAACCTGTGCCTAGACCAACTACAATTGAAATATTAAATCTATTTTTCCATTCAGTCGGTCTGACTGGTACATAAATATTATTAAGCATGACAACTCTTTCTTTGTCTTGATACTTAACCATTAATTCAAATATTTTTTTGAATAAATCTTTTACACCAGTTTCGGCAAAGATTCTTGCAATCAATTCTGATCGCATTTGCGTTTGTGTCATTAACGCATTTACACCTGTTGCAGTTTTAGCATTGAGAGTGTTAGGATCTAAACCTTGAATAGATTTAGATATTCCTGTTCTCACCTCTCTTACACTATCAAGATATGAAAGTAATGGAAAGGCTTGTTGTGAAATTGGTTGAGCTTGTAAAGGTTGCATAACCTGACCTGGTGGTTGTTTAGTTCTTACTACTCCACCTGGTCTAGTTGTTAATAAGTCATCCATGTTGACCATTCCATCCATTATGGCAACTCTATTATTATTTGTTAAATACATATTATCTAAAAGTTGCCTCATAACAGTTGATTTCATCAATTGTATATCTTCAACTAATTCTGAAATAGATCTTCCATAAAATCTATGTGGCATTGGAATAGGTGTAATAGTCACAAATGGAATATGATCGCAAGGCATATTTTCTAAAATTAAATATCCATCGTCACCTGCTGATACAATTTTTCTTAGCTCTGCAATACCATCTTCGTCAAAATCATATTTTACATAGCTTTCATATACTAAAACTTTTTCAGTTGATTTATCTGTAGGAGTATTGACTGGGTAATCATCAACATTTCTATTTCTTACAATCTCTTCATTGTTATAAATATCTAGTTGTGATTTTGGTAGATTATCAACTTCTTCAGGATCAAAACCCATTTCTACAAGCTGTGATCTTGTCATTAGAACTTTATGAGAAACAAAGTCTGCATCGTTTATAGTCTTTGCAGTCCTATCTATTAAAAATTCTTCAGGTGGTACTGATTCAATTTTAATTTTACCAGTTTTATTAATCCTTTTAATTTTACAAGTATATAAATTAAAATCTGGTTCTTCAATTTGTGATGTATCTATTCCTTGTTCTTCTAATGCTTTTTTTTGATTATCAAAAGCCTCTTTTGCTTTTTCATCTAAAGTAATATCTTCATCAATAACTTCAATCTCATCCTCAGTATCTTCTAAAGCATCTTTTTCAATTTTTGTTAAATTTTTATAAGTTTCATGTTCAACATTTTCACTTTCATCATAATAAATTTTTAAAAAACCATTTTTTTCAATCAAAGCATCTTTAAAAAAATTATATAATAATTGAAAACCATCGTTGTCTTTGTAAAAGACATGATTTAAATAAGCAGTAGCTTGGTCGGCTAGAGGCACATCTTCGGCTGTGACTGGTTCACATCTAACAACCTTGTCGGAAGCTGTAAATATTCGGAGTAGGTTTGGCAAGATACTTTCAACAGTATCTGCAACATCGGTTGAAACAACTTGGGATCTACCATCAATTTCAGTTCCTAGTTTATCTCCTAAGTAATATTCAATTGATTTTCTTCTTGATTGCGAAAGCTGTCCTCCAAGATACCCTAAAGCATTTTTTATTTGGTTGCTTAGCAAGGCTCTAAGTTTTGGGTCAGCTATTTCTTGAATTTTTTTTACCATATTAAACTATGTAATTAGTATCTATTGTGATTGGCTTTTTCCAATCAGATCTTTCAACTGGTTCTACAATTGCACCATAACGAATGGAGTCGCAAAAGTGTGATGCCCAATTGTGTAGGGGTTTGTTCCTAAAGCAATTATTTTTTTCATCCCATCGTTTGCAGTAGGACTTTAATGCTTCTATTAGCTTTTTGCAATTGTTTTTATGAAAATAACACTTTGGCAACATTTGCCTAACTTGCTCAATACCATCTTCTACACTCAATTTTGGAGCTATATCAAATTCTAAACCAAGCTCTCTGGCTGTTTCCCATCTTGATTTGTTTGTGCCTATCTCTCTAACTCTAATATCATGGGGAGCAATATGTTTTGAATATCTGTAAGGTTTATCATCTACCACATTCAAATAATGCTCCAAACCCTCACCTGAATTTTCATAACAATCAATAATCCTTACCTCATCCTTAAATCTTTGAGCAAAGGTGATAACTGTACTATCATTCATGCCTAAATCCCACCAAGTTTCAACTTCTAAATCTTCATCTATTTCAAAGTCAGTCAATCTGTTTTTTTGATCTAGATCCTCCATAATTTTACCAAAATAAGCACCAGATATTCCAGCCTGAAATGAACATTCAAACTCTTGTGCATAACTTTCAGCAGACATGGTTGATTTAGCAGCTTTCAATTCTTCGCTAGGTATGATTTTTGTCTGACTAGCTCTAAAAACGCAAGTGAACCAATCTTTTGTATGCTTTGCTTTTTCATGCAAGTCATAAAACCAATTTCTACCCATAGGTGTGCCAATAAATATGGCAAAACCATGACGATCTGCTAGGCAAGGTCTAAGTATGGTGTCAAATAGATCTGGTGAAATGTTTTGTGTTTCATCAATTATTATTCCATCAAAGTATTGACCTCTAATTGCAGCACTATTCTCACCTCCAATAATTTGAATACGACTATTATTGACAGAAAAATCAACTCTTAGCTCAGATTCATTAAATTTTGTTCCTGGTATGGCAGCAGAGAATTGTTTTAAATAATCCCAAGCTGTGCTTTTACCTTGAAGCCTGAATGGTGAGATAAATGCGTATCTTGGATAGGGTCTTTTGTTTGTCAGAGCAGCTTTTATCAAATGATTGATTGCAAAAACTGTTTTACCACCTCTTCTGTGAACTATGATTACATTAAATCGGCTATTATCGCATTTTTTGTGCAAAAAATTTTGGATTTCTCTTGGTTTATAAGGAATTACTATTTCTTTCATAAAATAACAAACCCCCCCTAGTGTAAAGTTTTGTTCATATTGTCAAAATCTTCATGCAAAGGGTTTGTAAATTGATCTTTTAAGAATTCTGTGAATTTTGATGCTTCTTCGTCATCTTCAAAGCCTGTAAAATGAGTTACAACTACAGGTTTATTTGTTTCCTTGTCCTTCATTACGAAGATTATTGTGTGTAATATCAAATTGTCCATCTGTTTGTCTGTACCATCCATTAACTTTAATTTACGCAGCAAAACAAAAAACTGGTGTACCCCAAAATAAAACCCCCATGTTCGCTATTTGTTCTTTGTTATACAACTTTTAGTTTGTGTCGATAATAATGCGTTATCACTTGTTAAATAATAAGCATTTATTTTTGCCACAATGTTGCTGTTTTGTTCTTTTGTCATGTGCAATAACTATGTTTTTTGTGTGTTCATTTTGTCATAATCCCAACAAAATCAAGCAT